TTGAAAGAAATTGCTGACTTAGCTAATGAAATTGATTTATCTTGGTTCAAATAATATTTAATATTTGATACTATGGCATAAGAAAAGGAGAATCAAATGGTTAAAATTATTAGTAATGAAGAGTATGCAAAATTAACGAGAGATGTTGATTATTGGAAAGATCTAGCATTAAGAGAAGAGAAAAGCAAAAACTTTTATGAAACTCTATATAAAGAGGAAAAATCATGGCATAGATTTTATAAAGAAGAACACGGGAAAAGAGTTAGTGATTATATGACTCTGAAAGTAAAATATAACGAACATTATCAGTAGTATTTAAGGCTTGACTTTTCAAGTCTTTTTTGCTATTATATACTAAAGGAGAAATAAATGAAAATTTACTATGTTGCACTAACAACTAAAAAAGACATGGTGGCTAAAAATTATAGCGGGAAACGATTATCCCTTTATACAAAAAAACACGAAGCTATTAAGACTTGCGTTTTATTAAATTATCAATGGGAGCTGTTTTTTGGAAATGGAGCAAAAGAAGAAAAACCATTCAAAGTTTATTGCGTAGAATCAGAGCCAATGGAGGTGACTAGTGACTAGCCTATTTGATAAAGTAAGTACAGCAAAAGAACTTAAAGAATCAGAAGACTTTTCAGGCGGTTTACTTTGGAATGTACAAGATATTTTGCCTAAAGGTTCACTTGGTCTTATAACAGGTAGCGAGAAAAGCATGAAGTCATCACTAGCGCAAGACTTAGCGCAGGCAATGGCACTAGGGGAGCCGTTCGCTGGAAAAGAAACAACTAAGACTAACGTGTTATTTATTCAGAACGAGAATAGCAGACTCACAGAACATCAACGCTTGAAAGGTTCAAAACGCGATAGTCCTGATAACTTATATTTTTTACATGGTGGAGCTTTTAAACTTGATACATGGAGATATGACAGCCAAGGAAAAAAGCACAATGTAGGGCTTAGAGAGCTATATAACTTCATACTAGAAAAAGATATTGGACTTGTTATATTAGACCCTCTAAAAGACTTGTTAGAGGACAATGAGACAATCAACGCAAACCAACCAATGGCAGAAGTCCTAAGAGGAATCACTAGCCTTAGAAATACTTTAGATATGAAGCACGACAAGTATGTGACGTTTATGATTGTGGCACATGCTAGAAAACAAGCTGGGGAGCAATCTTTAACAGAACGTGACTTCCGTATCATTCCAAGCCATATATTAGGAGCTACAACTATCCCAGCATGGTACGAGATAGCTTTTACTATGTCGCCTAAAATTAATAGTAAGACTAAAAACAGATATTCTATCATGAAAGTATTTGCTAGAAACTTTGCATTTAATAATGAGATTCTTTGGGGATATGTTGGTTCAACTTTTACATCAATCGAACAAGATAAAAAAGAACCTGATAGCGAACTAGTTGAAAAAGTAAAAAGGGAAACTCCTAAAGAAGTAACGAAAGAATCGGCACAGGCTTTCTTAGACTTAGCTAAAGAGCAAGGAAAGGTAACAGAAAATGATTAATTACGAAAACAAGGCAATTAACTTACACGCTGAAGTGTATGGCTGGCTGTATCGTGCGTTGGAAGAAATGATAAAAGCAGAATGGTACAATGACGAGCTTTTCAAAGTATGGCTCGGTCGTGCTGAATTTCTAGTCAGACAGTCTAAAAAATTGCATACAGCTTGCAAAAATGATTATTCTAAACGTGCATTGATTAGGGCTTTGCAATTAAAAGTAGAAATAAATGAAAAAATATCATATAATACTTGATAATAATAAATAATTTTGATATAATAGTATATATAAAAATAAAGGAGAACTAAATGGTAGTTAAATTAACGCAAAAACAAGCTGATTATCTTGAAACTTTTGGAACAGATAGAAACAAAGCGATTTATTATATTTCTCGCTGGGGCTTCAGTTTTAATCTTAAAGACGGTAATGGAAAACTTTATGGAACTAATGAAGAAACACCGTTTACTCTTGATGAAAAAGAAAAAATGTTAAACGCCATTATCAATGGTTATGAAGTCTTTGTGCCTAAGTTTAAGTTTTATAACTACTCTGATTGGAGCAACGACGTTCCACTATATTATGCTGGAGAGCTTGTGCGATTGACATTCAGTGAAGAAAAAGCTCTTGAAGTTAAAAAAGATAGCAAGGAATATGGAGCTCTTAAAAGATTGGGCTTCTATTATACTGAAGTATGATAACATCTTTCGAAGAACTAGCTGAAAGGCGATTAATTACTCTAAATTATCATAAAAAGGGAAGTCAGCAGTACATCAACAGTTTAAATTACTTTGAATATGCTAGAATGTACTTCGATAAAAATGGCTTTCCAGAAGATAACAGACGAGTTTATCAAAGTGGTGAGCGAAAAGGTCAAAAAGTTGGCTGGTCTGATAAAGAGGAAAAACAGCAAAAAGAAGACATCAGAAAGTTCATATATGAAAAGCAACTACAAAAGTTTAAAAGCCAGAGAAAAAGCAAGTAAACATTATGCCAGAGGCGTCAGAAAGCTATATAAAGAGCTTGAAGAGATGAACGAAGTAAAGTACAGGGTTGGGCCTAACGAGTGCTTATACGGCTTGGTAAGTGACTTGTGGAATTACTGGGACGACGGTTGGATCTTGCCTATGCTTAAGTATCATATCGAAATTACAAGACAAGGCGACGTATTTATCGTAGAAAGAGAAGAAAATGGAGACAATTAACATTAAATTTGATAAAAAACAGCTAGAAAAAGTTGTAAAAAAAGTTACTGAAGAGCTTAAAAAGCGCAAGTGGATTTAAGTGGAGAAGAAAATGAGCGTATTTGAAAAATTAAGTATCATCAACGTTAATGACAAGAAAAGTAAAAAGAATAATCTTGATTATTTGAGTTGGGCATTTGCATGGTCTGAAGTTAAAAAAGTATATCCTGAAGCTAATAGTACAGTTTACGAAAATGAAAAAGGTTTAAACTATCACACAGACGGTCGCACAGCTTGGGTTAAAGTTGGAATGACTATTGAGGGCCTAGAACATATTGAGTATTTGCCTGTTATGGACTACCGTAACCAATCTATCCCACTTGAAAAATTGACCTCAATGGACGTAAATAAAGCAATTCAACGTGGACTGGTTAAGGCAATCGCTCGCCATGGTTTAGGGCTATACATCTATGCAAATGAAGACCTCCCCGACTTGACAGAGGAACAGAAAGAACTTGAAGCTGAAAAGCAACGACTTAGAGAGATTCAGCCACTTATCAAACGAGCTGAACAACTAGGATATCAAAATATTGACAGCTTGAAAAATAAGACTAAAAAAGAAATTACCGATATCATGACGATTTGGTTAGCGCAGCAAGAAGCAGAAAAAGGAGAATAATTAAATGGCAATCATCACAGTTACAGCACAAGTAAACGAAAAAAATACACGTACAGTAAACACAGCAAAAGGCGATAAAAAAATTATTTCTGTTCCATTGTTTGAAAAAGAAAAAGGGTCAAGCGTAAAAGTTGCTTACGGTTCGGCTTTCTTGCCTGACTTCATTCAATTAGGCGACACAGTAACGGTAAGCGGTCGTGTACAAGCTAAGGAGTCGGGCGAATACGTGAATTACAACTTTGTTTTCCCCACAATTGAAAAAGTGTTTATCTCTAATGATAGTGGAAAGCAAGCACAAGCTAAGCAAGACTTATTCAGTGGTTCTGAACCGATTGAAGTTGATGAATCAGAACTACCTTTCTAATGGAAAGCAGGTTGCATGTACACAGCAGAAGAAAGAGAGCAAATCATCGACATCGTGGATAAGATGAGCTTACTTAAACAAGACTTTGACGGAGCTTTCACTTGGATCAAAGAAAATGTGGCAATGCCGTTTGACTTTGACGGAGAACAGCAATTTATATCAGACTTGAAGCAGTTAGTGAAAATTAACGCTTTGAAGTTTGGTAAAACATATGAAGGAGTGTTGAATTGAAAAGAAAATTAAAAATTTACACAAGTTATGGGAAACAAGATAATGAAATTTTAAGTAATGAAGAAATGTTCAACAGCCAAAAAGAACTAGATTGTTATCTTGATGAAGCGTACAATACCGAAGAATTAGTCGGGAAGTTCGATTTCAGCGACACAAAAATACAAAGTGAATATATTTATAGTGACGGTGGAGATTGGGACGACCAAACTGGTTTCACTTATGAGCTAGTTAGTTATGAAAGTGAATTAAATGAAATTAATAAAGAAATTGAAAAATTAAAAGCTAAAACTAAAAATTTAATGAAAGAATATAATTAAATAATAAAGGGGAAATTAATTGACAACATTAAGAGAATTACACAAAAAACTTAAAATTAAACAAACGCTTGACAACTACGTACGCAATACAAACAAGAAATATAAACATAATCTTGTCCCTGATGAAATTCTTGACGACGGACTGGCTAAACTAATCGAGCTTAATACGCAGGGTAAACTTGGACGACATGCACAGCAGATTGCTTATATCAATCATAATTTGAGCTTACAGCGACAAAAGGAGCAATTGGAACAAGCTAACGAACGACTCGCTAAACGTGCTGAAAAGGCCCAAAAATTGCTTGACATGGAACTTCTGAAAGATAGCTACATCGAAACGCTTGAAATGTTTAGTAAATACCATTCAGCAAAATATAATATGTGGGACGAACCAGAAACTCCAACTAAAGTGATTGAGTTCATGGAAAAAAACGGAGTTAAACAAGGGAAATGGCTACGTCATGAAGGGGTAGACGCTTGGTTCAAAGAACGAATCATCTGGTTCAAGAATAAATTGAAAGAACAATAATTATAAGAATAAGACTTTAGGCTGGACAGCTTAGAGTTTTTTTGATATACTTAATACATCGAGTTAAGGAAAGAGGAAAAATGATGAAATTTTATAATAAATGTGTATGTTGTGGAGAAAAAATAGAAGTATTTCCAGAAGCATACGACTGCTTGGAAGACTTAGACGTGCCTATGGTTTGTTCAGAGGAATGTAATGAAAAAATGAATAATATTATAAAGTGCACTCATTGTAATAGCAAAAATGTGATTAGTTGTGACTACAACGATGATTATGTGTTGTTTGAATGCCAAGATTGTAGAAAAGCTTTTTCAGTAAAAGATAACAATCATTTGGATTATATCATACAAATAAAGGAAGTTTAAATGGACTTATAGCACAAAATAGATTGAAACTTTAGGCTTTGCGGCTTAGAGTTTTTTTTGATATAATAATATATAAAGTTAAGAAAGAGAGTTATAACAATGGAATTAAAACAATGCGTAACCTGCGGGGCTTCAGATTTCACTAATGGTAAATGTGATTATTGCGGTAACCAGTACGAAGTAAATGAAGACAAAATATTTTACGGTAATTCAACAGAAGATGATGATATAACTTTTCAAGAAACTCCTGCTGGTAAACTAATACTTAAAATCATGATTTATACTTTAGTATCTATTATTTGGTTTGCTGTAACTGTATTT